GGAATGGATCGCGAAGGTGTCGAACGCCATCCAGTCGCTCACGGCGAGGCAGAACATCAAGATGGCGACAGGCTACATAGACTGTGGCACGATCAGTGCAAACTCTTATAAAGATGTTACTTTTAACTATTCCAGTGCGGACTTTGGCAGCTACCCAACTGTACTGGCAACACTTAATTCAAGTGGTACTGCGGCAAACATCGGATCTGTATGTGTGGCTGTGGCGTCGTACAATGCGACAACGGCAACAATCAGAGTATTTAACAACCGAAGTTCCACGATTCACCCTTATGTGATATGTGCGGCTTTCAAATAGGAGTAAACGAATGAAACTATCAAACAGAACATACGACATTCTCAAGTGGATCGCCCTCGTGGTCATTCCCGCATCAGCGACACTCGTCCTGACTGTGGGGAAGATCTGGGGACTCCCTTATTATGACAACATCGGAGCGACCATATCCGCAGTCGGACTCTTTATCGCTGCGGTCATCGGCGTATCGAGTAAGGACTTCTACCAGCTGGAGCCGATGGACGTGTCCGAACTGGACTATCTCGAGGACGGTGAGGACGATGAACAAGACTAAATTCATGCAGACCGATTCTCGGTGGGGCGGTCTCGGATACCCGAAGAAGCCGTACTACATCAGGAACTGCGGGTGTGGTGAGGTCAGCATCGCTAACATCTTGATCGAGATGGAGGCGTACAAGAACATCACGCCGGCAACCATTCAGCCGTACTGCAAACAGTTCGCAGATCCGAAAGGTAACGGCACCTATTGGAGCGGGATCCCGGCTATGATGAAGCATTACGGCTTAACTGAAGTACAGGAACACCAAACAATGAAGCCACTCTGGACAGAGCTCGCAAAGGGCAGCAGGGTGGCTGTTTATTTGATGGGATCTCGCAGAGGCGGGAGCAAGGGCGTTCATTGGACAAGCGGAGGACACTTCGTTTGCTCTGTGGCGTACAAATATGAGAAGGGCAAGCACTGGATCTATGTGAAGGACTCCTACTCGAACAGTTCGCTCCGGAACGGCTGGATCTCATACGAGGACAATATGAAGGGCGACGTCCTGAAGGTGTGGTCGGGAAAGCTCAAGACCACAAACAAGGCGAAGACCGAGTCCAAGCCGTACACACCGAGCACACCGTACACGGGCGGTCTTCCACAGTACACAGTGAAGAAAGGCACAAAGGGAACGGACGTGAAACACGTCCAGAAGTTCCTCAACTGGTGCATCAAGGCGGGACTCGATGTTGACGGATACTGCGGAGGGCTGACTGACAAGGCGATCCGCAAATACCAAAAGCAGTACGGACTGAAGGTCGACGGGATCTTCGGAAGCCAGAGCAAGAAGAAAGCCGAGGCGATAATCAAGGCTCACGCTCCAGTACCGGCACCGAAGCCGACACCGACACCAGCGAAGACAGATCCGCTCAAGCTCTGGTACGATGCGATGCGTATGCAGTTCAATTGGAGCAAGAATCAGAAGTACCACTTCAACGACCATCCGACCATCGAGAACAGCAGGAAGGAAGGCACCTGCATAACCTTCCCTGCTGTAAGCCTCCAGAGGCTCGGAATGATACCGAAGGGCGAGTATTTCTATTTCCATCCGGATCACAAGCGCATCAGCGGTCCTGCTGCGGACTATGTGAAGAAGCACAAGGAACTGTATGCGCTTTCATATCCGAATAAGACACTTAAGCAGCTCCGCAAGGAAGGCAAGGTCAAGAAGGGCGACATTGTAGGCTTCGGCAACCCAGGCTACCACACGATGGTATATATGGGCACGGACAAGGACGGCAACTCGATATTCAATACTATGGGCCATAAGCGCGGGCTGTCAGTGAACTATTCATCGTATGCCAAGCGCAAGGTCAATATGCTTGTAAGAATCAAAAAGATAAAGTGAGGTAAGGACAATGGATACAACTGCAACGATTATAGTGGCGATATTAGCCAGCAACGGACTCTTTGCTCTGCTCCAGTACCTTATCACTCGCCACGACTCAAAGAAGAATGTCAAAGGCAAACTTGCCGTACTCGAGAAGGACGTGCTCCGCACTCAGCTCCTGCTCCTTCTGCTTTTAAAGCCGGAGGAGACGCAGGAGATCCTGACTCTGGGTGAGCACTACTTCCACGTGCTACACGGCAACTGGTATATGACATCTATGTTCAACAAATGGCTGATAGATAAAAAAATAGCCGAGCCGGAATGGTTCGGACAGGATTAAGGCTCCTAAGGGAGAAAGCCTCCTTTCTACTTATACTACGCAAAAGACCGGGGTTTTTTATTTGTTTTTTCCCCCGGTCTTTTTGCGTGTCTGAAAAATGTGTACCACACGATGTACCACACCAAATGGGTCAAATTAGGTCAAATTACGCCATTAGAAGCGTTCCTGACTAAAAATAAAAATCACCGCAATCCGTTGGAATTGCAGTGTTTTCGAGTGGTGGATGATCAGGGGTTCGAACCCTGGACACCCTGATTAAGAGATAGAGGCTGTTTAGCCTCAACCTATTGATGTTTCAACGTCTTCTGAATCCTGTACCACACTTTGTACCACATAGGCGTTTATCAGATCCGCTGCATTTTTGAACGCATCCTCGCTTTTGTGAGTGTAGATCTGCGCTGTTACGGCTATGGAAGAGTGGCCCATCAGTTCCTTTGCTACGTTGATCGGGACACCTGCAGCTTGAAGGTCGGTGCAGTATGTGTGCCTGTAGCAGTATAGTGTCAGGTCATCGCCTACCGCATATGGAGGCATCACCTGATTGCGGAACACACGGCACCCGGCTTCAATGTTCATATCGCGCTTGAAGCTCCGGAACATCGCTTTCATCGATGAGGCCGTGTACTGCTCGTTCTGCGAATTAGTGCATACCAGCATCGATGTTCTCGGCCTTGTTCTCAGCCAATCAGCGAGATCCCACGGAAGAGGTACATCACGATAGCCGGCGCTCGTTTTAGGCAGGGCAACAGTGCCGTCTGCCTTCAGGGCGCGTCTCACGTGGATGGCCTGCTCCTTGAAGTCGATGTCACGCCAAGTGAGCGCAGCGACCTCGCCAGGGCGAAGACCACTATATAGCATTATCAATATGAACGTGCCGCCTCGGTGCTCTTTTGCGACTTTTAGCGTTAGTTTCCGCTCTTGTGGAGTGATTGCCCGCCTTTGCTTCTTTCCTCGCCCAGAAGGCTTTTTTAGAGCTTCTGCGGGGTCTTGAGCAACGAGGTTGTTGCGGTATGCTTCACGGAATATCTGCCGAATGACATCATAGATCTTGCTGACATAACTGTCAGAATATCCGGTCGTTTTCGACAGGATCTTCTTCAGGTGCACAGGCTTCACACTCTTGACTCGCATCCCTCCAAGGTCCGGAACGATGAAATTGTTCACGATGCCTTCTAGGTCCTTGTAGTGCCTCGGATTCACCTCGGGCTTCTTGTAGATCTCGAGCCATTCCTTTGCCCATCTCCCGACAGACATGTTCTTTGTGATGCCGACTTTGCCATCTTCCAGATCTCGGCGAAGCAGTTCACGCTTTGCCTCGGCCTCTGCTTCGGTCTTCCCTGTCACATAGTAACGGACGCCCTCATATATTAGCGTTCTCTGCACATATCCTTTTCTTGCCATTATTCTATGCCTTCGATATCCATATAGTATCCAAGCGAATCTATCGATTTGATTTGTCCCTTGACTGTGATGGTATCACCTATGACCAGAGTCTTGACCTTGTCCAGGACTTCGGTCGTTTCAATATCACACATCATGTCATACGTGCTCCCGGAGATTTTTATGTATTCGCCGTTTGCATCGATGTATGAGAGCTCGCCTGTAACTGCAACAAAGGCATCTACATAGGTGTCTTCAGCTGCCAACTGATTCGCCAGGAGGGCATCATACAGGTCGTCAACGGTTACTTCCATATATTCCGTCTCGGCTATTTCTTCGGGAGATCTTACATCCGGCTTGCCCAGCTCTCCGAGTAACGTGCCGATGAGCATGATCAGAAAAAGCCCGCCGACAATCATTAGGACAATGAACCACCACCGCGAAGAAAGTGGCTTCTTGTATTTCCGTCCGCAATAAGGGCAGACATTCAGATTGCCAGGGAACACTGCCCCACAATGCGAGCAACGTTTTGCATTAGCCATTTGTTTCTCCTATCCTACGTGCTTGAGCCATTCTATCGTATCCGGTGAGCAGTCAAGGCCGAAGTCAGCGTCGCCTATGTGATCCAGTTCGTGGCGATACGTTTCGAGCTGCTGCTCCCACGATAGCCGACTGTTCAATACTATTGTATAGCATTCCTCTTCATCAAAAGTCCTGACCGTCATCCCCTTGATATGTTCGGGGAGGTCCGCCAAGATCACATTCATACGCATCACCTCCTGATGCGAGCATTTTATTCTCCGAGCCGTCCTAATTATTGGACAGTTTATTCAATATACTTGCTACAGCCTCGATGTCTTCCTTCGTAGCCTTCCTGGAAGCGTCGAAGAGCACCTTCATCTCCGGGCGTTCATAGAGTTCTCTTGCCATCTCTACGACCGCAGGGTCCATATAATATAGACCATAATCTTCTTCACCCATCAGATAGCCTTTGTTGACATTGAAGAATTCTGCCAGGGCTTCGACCGCTTCGATGCTCGGCTTGATGTCGCCGGTCTCATACATCCCTATGGTGGATTTGGACATTCCCAGCTTTTCGGCAAGCGATGCCTGTGACAGACCCTTTGCTTTCCTTAATTCTTTTAAACGTTCCTTGAAATCCATTGTTTTCAACCCTCCCAAGGTGATTTTACATTTTGAATGAACAAAAAGCCACAAAAAATTCATTAAAAATGGAAAAATACGGTTGACACCCATTAAGAATGGGCGTATAGTAATAGCGTAAGTTAACGAAACCACAACAGGAAGGGGGTTACATTTTGGAAGGCAACTACATAGCGGAAAACCTTCGCGAGCTCAGGCACCGCAAAGGAGTCTCCCAGACGGATGTTGCAAGAGCTCTGGGCGTTCCGGTCACTACCTATCACGCATGGGAGTCAGGGCAGAACATCCCGAGAGATCCAATGAAGAAGGCGATCGCCGACTACTACGGAAGAACAGTTCAGTTTATTTTTTTTAAGCGCATCGCCCATTAAAAATGGGCAGAAAGGAAGGATATCAATGTACAGAATCGAAATCAGCTACAGGGAATACATCGAGTACAAGAACTTCGACGACTTCATTAACGCAGTCGGACTGCTGATGCACGGCGGTCTCAAGGAAATGAAGGTAGTACAGGTAGATGATGAGGAGGTCAACGATGAAGAGGACGCTTAGCTGGATTGGAGCCGCGCTCCTGTGGGCGGCGCTGGGATACTACATGATGTACGCCGTAATGATGGCATGAACAGGCAGGACATAGTCCGGGACATGAAGCAGGAGACAGGTTCGTTTCCGAACATATCCCAGATCGCCAAGTATATGAACGTGTCCCGGGACAAGGCGAGGGATATGGTCAAAGGCCTCGAGTATATCGAGGACGGAAGAAGCAGAAAGTATTTTGTAAATGATGTTGTAGGACGGATCCTGCAGCAGAAAGGAGTCTAAACAATGGGAAAGCATGACGCAATACCGGAGGGCGCTATCAATGAGGCTCTCGAGAGACATTACCAGGAAACAATCAAGACGCTGAACGAGAAGCTGAACAACGCGAACGATACGATCCGCGAGATGGCTGCCGAGATCGAGAAGCAGAAGTTCACCATCGAGATGAAGGACAGCGAGGTCGAAACGCTCAGGACAGCACTCGTTGAGACGCTGGTCGAGAAGACAGAAGCAAAGCTGATGGCGAGGTAGCACGATGATGACATACCCGTTCGAGAACAGGATGGCCGTCGAAGGCCAGCGCGAGTACGAAGAGCGCTACGGCGGACCGGATCGCGGACCGGATCTCGTGTCATACTGTGAGGTCTGCAAGTGCAAGGACTGCCCGCGCTACGGCGATGACTGTGACGGCAACGATGAAGAGGACGATGACGATGACCGCATCGCCTACTACGAAAGACAAGGAGATGAATATGTCTACTATGACGAAAACGAGCACGAGCTCTTCAGGGAGCCCGTATAAAAAGAAAGACGCACCTTTCGGCACGCCAATCCCTCAACAAGATTATGGTACCACACCGAAAGAAAAAAGTGAAGCAGAAAGACTTTTCGACAAGATCGGCACCGGCGCATATTACGCCGTGACAAGGCCGAAGGACCCGAGAGTCGACAGACAGCTCCGCAGATTGGTGGCAGATGCCAATATGAGCGGCGACTGCATCATCAATGACGGCTCCGGCTACTTCAGACCGGGCGAAGAAGACGATGTCGCTTTTGAGGAGTACATCGCCAAGGAAAGACACAGAGCGAGGGAGATCCTCAGGAAGACAAGCAGAATGCAGCAGGTATTTGACAGGAGGTACCAGGATGGCAACGTATGAAGAATTAGTGAAGGCGAACGCCCTGATCATAACAACTGATGTGAAGGGCAAAGAATATGCGGAAGTCCCGCAGAGGGTGAAGGCGTTCAGAAGCCTCTACCCGAACGGAGCGATATCGACGGAGATCCTGTCGCTGGAAGGCGGGGTCTGCGTGATGAAGGCGACCTGCTCCGATGAGGATGGCAGGATACTCGGCACCGGCACTGCCTATGAGAAGGAAGGCTCTTCCTTCATCAATAAGACAAGCTATATCGAGAACTGCGAGACCTCTGCCGTAGGCAGGGCGCTCGGCTTCGCCGGCTTCGGCATCGATACATCGATAGCTTCAGCCGAAGAGGTTATGAACGCACAGTACCAGCAGAGCCTCGAAAGCATCGACGGCAAGAGGGGCAAGCTGAAGCACCTGCTGATGAAGACGGACAGCGATGTCGTGCTCTTCCTGGCATGGTGCTCGAAGGAATTCAAGAGAGAGATAAAGGCGGTCGATGAGCTGACAGAGAGCGAGATCGACAGAGCCACTGCTCAGGTTAAAAGGAAGGAGAAGAAGTAAATGATCAACGTAGAAGCTGAAGGCGTAAGGCTGTGGATAAATGAGCATCAGCGCGAGGATGGCAGCAAGTGGAATACATATTCCATCTCCACATCATCGAAGGACCAGGAGGGCGGATACATCAATAAGTCGCTCGAGGTAAGAATGAGAAGAGATGTGCAGCTGCCGGAAGACATCAAGAACGGCGCTCTGGTGACCATCAGAGGCTCGCTCTCAAACAGAGCGTTCGCTGGCAAGGACGGCGAGAGGCGCGTGGAACACCTTCTCTGGGCACACGAGGTCGATGTCGACAAGCCGTATGAGCCGACTAAAGGCGAGCCGGCTGACTCGTTCGAGCAGCTTGAAGAAGACATGCCGTTCTAAGGAGGTGCGAGGTGGCTGGGTCGCAAGTTTACATCAAGACAGCCTTCCCAAATTGTTGGGGAGGATGTCCTGCAAGAGATCCGATGGTCTTTTTCGACAAGGATAAGCAGTTCAAGGGAGCAGAATGCCGATACATAGAACTGTGCAAGCATATTGCATCCGTTATCGAGAGAGGATGCTCAGAAGATGAACAGCAGAAATAAGGGCAAGCGCGGAGAGCTTGAAGCCGCGCATCTGCTCAACAAGTACGGATACGATGCCAGGAGAGGCCAGCAGTTCAGCGGAGCGAATGGCGATGCCGATGTTGTCGGCCTCCCGGGCATACATCTGGAGGTCAAGCGAGTGGAAAAACTTAATATAGAAAATGCCGTAGAGCAATCTGTCAGGGACGCCAGGGAAAACGAGAAGCCCGCAGTCCTTCACCGGAAGAACCGCAGGAAGTGGCTCGTCACTATGCCGTTCGATGAATGGATTGAGCTCTATCAGGCATGGGAGAAGGATAATGAACGGATTCATAAAGATTCATAGGTCGCTCCTTGAATGGGAATGGTGGGATGACAAGAACACGTTCCGGCTCTTTATGACGATCCTGCTGCTTGCCAACTGGAAGGATAAAAGGTGGCACGGCAAGATCATTCCGAGAGGGTCCCTCTGGACAAGCCTCGAGTCACTTTCACAGGCATCCGGGCTGACACTAAAACAAACAAGAACATCATTAAACAAGCTAATTAGGACAGGCGAAGTGGCAAGCCAAGGGGCAAACGACGGAAGGCTCATAACCGTTGCAAAATATGACTTGTACCAATCCGATGACGGAAAAAGGGCAAGCGAATGGGCAAACGAATGGGCAGACGAAGGGCAAACGAAGGGCAAACGAGGGGCAACAACTGAAGAATATATAAGAATAGGGAAGAAAGGGAAGAAGGAAGAAACGCGCATCCCGCTCGATTTCTTCGCTGACATTGATTAGGAGATACGATGACAAGAGATGAAACGAAGCTGATCCTGAATAGGATGTTCAAACTGTATATCACGCAGTCGAGAAGATTCTCGTCAGCTGATAAGCGCAGTATGCTCGACACCTGGGCAGAAGAGTTCCAGAACGAGAATTATGAGGATGTCAACAAGGCGCTCAGTATGTACTCAAAGAGCGGTAAGCCGTTCATGCCGAACGTGCCCGACATCCAGCAGGAGCTCATCAGCATGGAAGACTCCGAAGGCAACAGGCTGTTCAACAGGCTTGCGAGAGCTGCCGAAATGGCTGCCAATCCTACGGAGCATATAGTCATCGATGACCTCGGTGGCTTCAGATGGAACGATGAGCTGCAGCGTAATGTTTACTATCACGCCGAGACGCATGTCACGACCGACTACACGCAGACCGACTTCTCGGATCTCCCTCGTGAGCTTCAGGAATATGCCGAGGATATCGACGGATTGAAGCACCTGTGGAAGGAGATCCAGAGCAACAGGTTCTTCGCCAGGCAAAGGTTCATTGACCGGCTCCCGGAGATCAGGAGGCGATTGGATGCAAAGGCAGTGTGATATCTGCGGTAAGGAAGATTGGGACAAGTACATGGAATCTTACTGCACCGGCTCGAAGACCGTGTGGATGTGCTGGGAGTGCTATCAGAAGTCCCAGCGCGAGGCTACCCTGTACGACATGAAGCAGGGCAACCGCATCCGCAAGATGTCCGAAGCCAGGAAGAAAAAGAAATAGGAGGCGCGAATGATCAAGGTAGGAACTTGGGTGATCATCAGAT